TACCTCCAGATAGAGGTACCTCCAAATGGTGTGTAGGGGTACCTCCAGATAGAGGTACCTCCAAATGGTGTGTAGGGGTACCTCCAAATGGAGGTCATATTAGTAATATAGATATAAGTAATATAAAGGATTTTTCTAACAAAAAATCACCTTTAAAAGAAAACAATATGAAAAACTATGAAGAAGATGTAATAGATATAGATTCTGGGGAATTAGTCACTCCTAAGAAGAAAATACCTCAAAACAAACTAGCAATTAAACTTATAGAAGTTTTTGGAGATATTTGTGAAGATAACATAAAAGTTAGACCTATACCTTCCAAAGGAAATTATTTTATAACATTAAACGCTCTTAAGTATTTAGACAAAGATGATATACTTAAGCTAATGGAAGAATGGTTTACATTAGGAAAACAACACGAAGATCTTATACAAATAACCCAATGCTTGTCGGTTAATAATATTAATAGATTTAAAGCAAAAAATAATGTCTAAAGAATTAATAATAAAACACGAAAAACTTTTTACTTACGAAGGTGACGATAGAATTATCTCATCTCACGAACTAAAAGAAGAATTAGAAAAAACAAAATTAGAGAGTTTTGTATTCCAAACAAAAGTACCTAGTATTGATAGAATACTTGAAGGAGTAGAAGCTGGTGAACTTATAGTTGTCTCCGGTCCTACAGGGAATGGTAAGACATCTGTACTTTCTACAATAACTAAAAATATAGCAAATGATGTTCCAATAGCCTGGTTTTCTCTGGAAGTCACTCAAAGACAATTCATTTATAAGTTTGGAGAACCTACACCATTATTCTACTTACCAGCAAAAAATACCGACAATAACATTCAATGGCTAATAGATAGAATTATTGAAGCCAAAGTAAAGCATAATGTTAAGATGGTATTCATCGACCACTTACATCAAATATTTTCTGTAGATCGCTTTAATGGAAAAAATCTATCACTTGAACTTGGAGACATCGTTGCTAAGATAAAACAAATTGCAATAGATTATAATTTAGTTATCTGGTTAGTAGCTCACTCAACTGATCCAAAAGACGCAACAACGAGAGAACCTAAAATGACAGATGTTCGTGATAGTGGTATGATAATTAGATTAGCAGATATAGTACTCGGTGTGTGGAGAATACCAAATCACTACAATGGATCAGAAACAACAGTAACAACTATCGAGGAAGGAGATAACCGAACGAAGATAAGAATATGGAAAAATCGCCGAACCGGCAAACTTGGATATTTTTTAATGGAGATGAATAATTTTCACTTATCAGAAATTACTTTGACAGAAGAAGAAAAGAAACCAAAATCAAAGTATGGTAAAAAATTAGATGATGCCTATGATAACTTTTAAACAAATACAAGATAATATTCAAAAAGAATGGAAACAATTTTGTCGTGGACTCTATTCTAATTTACTCGCAATAGAAAAAGATGCAGAGAAACAGTATATGAAAGATTTTAAATCCGATATGTCTTTCCAAGAAAGAATATGGAAAATAAAAAAATGCCAAGAGTATAAAAATTTAATAAAAGAATTTGCTGATAAGAAAATAGAGATAACAAATAAATTGGTCGATGTTATTTCCACCAGAGGATTTGATTATTATTTTAGAAACTATACAAATGTACCAATGTTCGATTTGTAAGAAAAAAACTAATATAGCTTATTCAGACTCCTGGGAGATATCTAATGAAAAGTCATTCATTAAAGATTTTCCTAATCTTAAAAGAAAAAAAGACACACCAATAATTTGGAAATGTGGTAAATGTAATAAATAATGAAAATATTAAATTTATACGCAGGTATAGGAGGTAATAGAAAACTTTGGGGTGATGAACATCAAATCACTGCTATAGAATACGACCCAGACATTGCTAAAATGTATCAAGATTTATATCCAAATGATACTGTAATAGTTGGAGATGCACACGAATATTTACAACAACACTACAAAGAATTTGATTTTATTTGGTCATCACCTCCTTGTCCTACCCACTCAAGAATGAATTTTTTACTAAAAGAAAAAGGAACAGAGATGAAATTTCCAAATATGAAACTCTATGAAGAAATATTATTTTTACAACATTTCTTCAAAGGAAAATATGTAGTAGAAAATGTAAGAAGTTATTATAATCCTCTTATAAAACCACAAGAATTACAGAGTCATTATTTTTGGGCAAATTTTGAAATACCAGATACAGGATTGGCTCGTAAAAAAGTTAGAAATGATAAAGGACAGACATTGCAAGTAAAAATGGAACAACAAGGAATTTTTATTAAAGACTTTTATAATTATAAGCGTGATAAAAGAACACTTCTAAATAATTGTGTAGAACCTGAATTAGGAAAACATATATTTGATTGTGTCAAAACTGTGGATAACTCACTTGCATAGATTTTACAGTATTATATAATTAAAAGAGTCGGATATTAATTTAAAATAAATATATGAAACACATAAAAGAATATTTAACAAAGATACAAGAGATTAATGACAAGTATAAAGTTAATTATGATTGGGAATTAGAAGCTACAAAAGATAGATTAATTCCAAGACAAAGACTATGGGGGTATAACTCGGTCGAACATAGTCAAGATTATAAGAATAAAGCAAATGAATACTAATATGGATACTAATATGGAAGAAGTATTAAACGAGGAAGTTTTAACAGAAGCTGTTGAAACTCCTGTCGAAGAAGAAGAAGTTGTAGATAATACAATCTCTACAGAAGAACTAGAAGCAGTTAGAGATTAAGTTTAATAGTCGTATATTATAATTAATTTTTGCTACTAGGAATTGTCTTAGTAGCTACATAAAACAATGGAAGATTTAAAATTATCAAAAGAGTTTACAAACTACTATAATGAAGCTAAAGAATTTTTAAAGGCAATAAAAGAAAATACCGAAGAGACTGAAAAAAGATTGAATAAAATAGATAAAGTATTATCAGATTTAAATAGATATTATTCAAATGACAAATAAAGAAAATTTAATTACTTTTATATGCTTAAGTACAATGTTGGTCGTATTATTAATTTCAATAGCAATAAATTATTAAAATGGATTTCAAGAAACTTGCAAATGAATTATTAGATAAGCTAAAAGAAAAACTACCTTTTTGGGCAGTAAAACCACATCCAATAAAATCTAATTTATCTGTAATACATCCAATGGCAGTAATAGATAGATTAAATGAAGTATTTGAAGTAGGAGGTTGGCAGTTTACTACATCTTTCATATCCTGTGATAAAGAAAAACAAAAGACACAAAAGGGAGAAAGAGATGTGTGGGTTAGTGCTGTAAAAGGAAGATTGGAAATACCAAGACTAAATATAATACTAGAACAATATGGTGGTAGTACTAATGATGATAAGGGTGATGCTTTAAAAGGAGGAGGAACTGACGCTTTAACAAAGATTGCTTCTTATTTGGGAATAGGAGCAGAAATTTATAAGGGACACGGAAATATAAATGGAGATGAAAAAGAAATTGAAACACCAAAAACAAGATTTGAAAAGAATGTAATTAATCCAAATAATTACAATAAAAATATTACAAATAATAATAACGAATTAGATTTTTAAATATATGAAATTATCTTGCACAATAGACTTAACAAAAATAGACAAAACTAGAATAGTAGAAAGAAAATACACCAACAAAGACGGTGTTGAAGTTACACAAAAAAACTACTCTTTTGATGTAGTAGAATTAAAAGAACCAAAGACAATCAAAGAGACCGACAGATATACAATGAAAAAAACTCACTTCATTGCTGAATCTCAAACAAAAGAAGAAAGAGACGCTAAAAAACTTTCAAACTTTATTGGTGATGTTATTAGCTTTACAAATCCAGGAGATATGGATCAAGCTTTTAACAATATAACATCTCAGGATTTAAACGAGGCTATCCCTTTCTAGTATGAAAAGATATAAAGATAAATTAATATATGTACTCTGGGGTGACGAATGGATAAATGTTGGTTATCTTTATGGTGGGAAGGAATATTTATTAGAAGAATTTAACGCAATAGAATTATGGAAATATCAAATAGCGAAATAAAAATAAATGGTCTAGTAGAATACTTTGGAAGTTTAGAATTTCAAAAGGATTACAATTTTAATATCTCTGGCTCAGTTGTAAAAGTAGAGGATAGAGATAATCAAGATGGAACTATTACTAAGAGGTATGTATTTAAAGTAGAAAACTTAAATGAATAAAACACAAAAACAATGTGATAAACTATTATCACCTTTGGTAGCTAAACTTAAACCAAAGTGTTTATTGTGTAACTGACAGACGCAGGTTGCTCATCACCACGTGCATAAAAGTAAAAGTCTTATACTCAGGTATGATTTAGATAATCTAATCAACCTGTGTAATTCCTGTCACTTTAAACTTCACTACAACGAGAGCTACTGGGCTTCAAAGATTGTAGAGATAAAATGAATTGAATGGTTTCAAGACTTAGATAAAAGAAAGAACGAGTTATGTGTTGGTGTAAACAAGATCGATTATAACGCAGTTTATGAGAGATTAAATAACTTATTAGAACATTAAAAATAAAATATATGTGTGTTCCTATTGAAGAAAAATTAAACGATACAGGGAGTAAGAGATGCTCTCATTGTTATAGGGATTTAGTAAAAGGAGGTTTATGTAAAGATTGTACATTGCTTCCACGATGTGAATGTTGTGAGATAATATTTAGTGATCTAGGAGATGTTCCATCAAAGGAAAATCCCCTAAGATGTAAGAGTTGTTTACAAGTTGAAGACAATATAAAAACTGAATGTTTTTTATGTAGAGATGAAATGTTTAACGACTTAGCCAGATATATAGAAAAAGGAAACCTATGCAGTACTTGTGTATCATCAGTATTTCAAGCAACAATGCCAGAGAACAGAGGAGGTCACGGTTTACATACAGGTTTATTAATAAATTAAAATAATTAAAGAATAAATATGAAAACAAAAACAATCCAAGTTACCTCTAATGGTAAAACTGGAAAAGAATGGATAGAATATTTAGAAAAGAATAAATATAATATCGGAGATTATGCCAAAGAATTATTACTCTCTGATGATTTTAAACCAACAAAAGGAGTTACTTACGAAATTGGCATTATAAAAGGTGATGAATTTTCGGATAACGAAAGAAACACAGCTAATATTCGCAAAGAAGCTAAAAAAAGAGGCTGGATAACTCCTAATGCCGAAGTTGCCTGCCTAATCAGAGAAAAATTTACCAACGAAGAATTAGAAAAAATGGGTCTTTGGGCAATTATTACAATGCACGAACCTGTAAAAGATTCTGACGGCGATCCGTACTTGCTCCATGCGTACCGTAGCGGCGGTGGTCTGTGGTTGGGCGCGTACTACGACGACCCTGACGGCAGGTGGATTCGTGAGTATGGGTTTGCTTTCGCTCTCTCGCAAGTTAGTACTTTGGAATTAGACACTCAGCCCTATTTAGACCCTTTGCCCTTAGACCTAAAATCCTTCCAAACCCTAGTCATCAAAGAACTCCTAGCTAAAATACAACTAACCAAAGCTAAACAAGAGTTCGGTAATGATTATGTGTTTGGATATGATGATTGTTTACGAATAATATTAGAAGAAATAAATAAATAATATGAAAATAGACACAACATTACAAAAAGCATTTCAAGAAGCGGATTTTTATGCACAAGGAAAGGCGGAAAAATCACACGAATATAAAACACTAGAGTACTATGCACACGATTATAGGGATATGGCGATGAAAGAAGACGACTTGATGGATATGTTAGAGGGTTTCGCTGAAGCATTAAATTGCAAACACGAATGTTCCTCAAATTGTCGTAAAGAGGGCTGTAATTGTGCTTGCGGTGAGTATCATTTCTAGCCCCCCAGAGATAACATTAACAAGTAATAAAGAATAAATATATGGAACTGGAACAAATAATAAAAGAATACAAAAAAAATAATAAAGATTTAAGATTTGGTCAAGATTTATGGAACAAGATGGCAGAAGCTGGGTATTGGAACTCACCAGAAGCTAATGCTCTATTTTTTATTAGTGATGAAGATTTAGCTAAATTATATGAATAACAAAGATATGCCAGTATATTCTGGCGTCCTAAAATATTTTCCCGATGCTTTACTTTACATATCTAGAGTATCTAAAGCAGGTAATGACCAGCATAATCCAGGAACAGCACTTCATTGGGATAGATCTAAATCAGGTGATGAGTTAGATGCTATGATACGACACGCATTAAAAGCTGGAGAAATTGATGATGATGGTATAAGACATAGTGGAAAAATGGCTTGGCGTGCATTAGCACATTTACAGAAAGAAATAGAAAAAAATGATTAAATTAAATTTAGGATGTGGTAAAAAAACCTTAAAAAGTTTTATAAATATTGATAAGTTTGAGAAAGGAAAGAATATTATAAATGATGATATAACTAAACTTGAATCTATAGAGAAAGGAACTGTTGATTTTATATATTCGGCTCATAGTTTGATATGCGTCCCTGAAACAAAACTACTAGATACATTCTGGGCATCAAAACCACTATTAACAGAAAATGAATAATTTGGTATAATACTAGCATTATTAGTTAACTTAAAAATATATGTTATTAGAAATTATATTTATCGCAGTAGCTTGTTTAGCACTTTTAGTTAGTGGTGTGATTTTACACAAAGTATCTAAACTAAAAAAACTTCTTAGATATGTGAGATCATCAATTGATTTTAATGAAGAGTGTTTGGAAGAAGCAGAAGAATCAATTAGTTATTTAGAAGACTATTTGAATATTAAAAGAGATTATAAAGATGTTGAACCAGAGTTCACATACATAAAGAAATAATATTATATTCCAATCCATTAAGGGGAAAATGCACCTGAATAGTGAAGGGTTGCGGTTTACATAAATTCCGTTGTAAACCAAAGAATTAACGTGGGTTGATAGCCCCTTAGGACTGAGTGACGGCTCTATGCCTTAAAGGTAAAGTTTAACTATAAAATACGTGCAAGGTGACCATTAAAACCAAATCCTTGCTTTTCCCTTAGTGGATTGGATATAAGTGGGGGTGAGGATGCAGTAGTCCAAGATAGGTTCTGGTGCGTACTGTCTAAATCCAGATTAAATCCTAGTCCCCACTTGTATAATAAATAAAATCGTGGTATAATAATAACTATGAATAACGAAGAACCTAAAATTACAGGAAGAAATGAGGATTGAACTTTTAAAGAGTGATTCTCAGGTAATCCAGCTGGCAAACCAAAAGGAGCTAGGCATATGTCTACAATACTATTAGACGCTATAAAGAAAGTATCAGAAGATAAAGGAACTTCTGAAGATGTAGAGATAGTTAAAACACTTATAAGAAAAGCAAAGCAAGGAGATATGAAAGCTATTGATATAGTATTTGATAGAATAGAAGGAAAAGCTCCAGCTTCACTTGATGTTACATCACTAGGTGATAAGGTTAATGGAATAATTATTTTACCTCAAAAGAATGGAAATCAAATGGAAACCACAACAGAAACAGGAATTAGCACTGGCTAGAATAGAAGATGAGATACTTTATGGTGGTGCTAGAGGATGAGGTAAGACAGATGCTGGACAAGTCTGGTTACTTTATGATATAGATAAACCTTATTATAGAGCTTTAGTTATTAGAAGAAATGCTACAGATCTTGAGGATTGGATAGATAGAGCTAGAATGATGTATTCTTCTTGTGGCGGTGTATATACAGGAAATACTTTTACATTTCCAAGTGGTGCAAAAATACGAACAGGACATTTAAAAGATGATAATGCTTATTCTAAATATCAGGGACACGAATATCAAAAGATTCTAATAGAAGAACTTACACATATATCAAGAGAAGAAGATTATGAAAAGTTAAGAGCTTCTAATCGTTCAAAATATTCAGATATTAAAGCTCAAGTTTTTTGTACTACAAACCCTGATGGTGCAGGTCACAAATGGGTTAAAAATAGATGGAATATTCCCGATAGTCCAAAAGATTTAATTATATATAAAACTCCTAATGGATTAACGAGAGTATTTATTCCTTCTACTATAAAAGATAATCCAATATTGACTGACAATGACCCAAATTATGTTAGGCAACTTGAGAGTATTCAAGATGAAGAGCTTAGAAGAGCTTGGGTTGATGGTAGTTGGGCTGGTTTTGGAATAGAGGGTGCTTATTATAGAAATCAATTAAAAAAAGCTTTAGAGGAGAATAGAATTACTAGTGTCCCTTGCGAGTTAGGATTACCTGTTATAACTTGGTGGGATCTAGGAGTTGGTGATAGTACCTGTATTGGATTTTTTCAACAAGTTGGTTATGAGTGGCGTATAATAGATTATTATGAAGCTTCTGGTGAAGGACTTGCTCATTATGCTTCTGTTTTAAATAATAAATGATATGTTTATTGAGAACATTATGCTCCTCACGATATTGAGGTTAGAGAATTAGGTACTGGAAGATCTCGCCTTGAACAAGCAAAAGAATATGGTATTAACTTCTCAATAGTTCCTAAACTTTCTATAGATGATGGTATAAACGCTTTAAGAACTAGATTTAATTCACTTTGGATAGATGAAAATAAATGTAAAAAACTCATAGATTGCTTAAAGAATTATCAGAAAGAATGGAATGATAAAATGGGAGAATTTAAATCTGCACCTTTACACGACTGGAGTTCTCACGCAGCTGATATGATGAGATATTGGGCAGTAACAAATCATAGTAGTTATAGAAATAATTTTAATATTATAAGTAATAGAACTAATTATGAAAAAGGATATGAATAAAAAATTAGGTATTCCATATATGGGTAGCAAAAGAAGAATTGCTGGTAAAATAGTAGATAAAATCTTGCTAGATAATCCAAATGCTAAATATGTATATGATTTATTTGGTGGAGGTGGAGCTATCTCATTTGAATTTTTACAAAGACCACAAATAGAAAAAGTTTTTTATAATGAGTTAAATACTGGTGTAGTTTCTTTATTGAAAGATATTAAAGAAAATTGAATAACAGATAAGTATTTTCAATGGGTAGATAGAGAAACTTTTAATAAGCATAAAAATAATGATGATTGGTTTGGTGGACTATGTAAGACAGCATGGAGTTTTGGTAATGGACAGAAATGTTATTTATTCGGTAAAAATATAGAAGAAATAAAAAGACAGGCACACAAATATTTATTACAAAATGGATATTTAGAAGATAAAACAAAAAGGATACCTTTAATAAAAGAATTTAAAGCAAAAGCTTTATTAGAATGAAAATTTGAACTACAGCAACTACAGCGACTAGAGCGACTAGAGCAACTACAGCGACTAGAGCAACTAGAGATTAGTAATTTATCTTATAAGGATGTTTTAATTGATACTCCAGTAAGAGAAACAATTATATATTTGGATCCACCTTATGAAAATACCGCTAAATATGAGATAAATTTAGATCATAAAGAAATGTATGAATGGATTAAAAATTCTCCATATAAAATATATCTATCAAGCTATGAAAGTGAGTTAGAATGTGTTTCCGAATTTAAACATAGAGTATTATTAAGTAAAAAAGAATGAACAGAGAGACTTTTTACTAATAATAAGCCTAATTTGCTTAAACAGTAAAAATATAGTATAATTAGAGCATTATTTTAATTCAACTTAAATATGGAAAATATTTTTAAAACTATTAGAGAAGAAAGGGCAGACTTTTTAAACAATCAGATTGAAGTCGTACCTGGTTATACATTTAACCAATACGATACAATAAAAAAAATACACTTATATTTCAATTCACAGTTTGAAAAGGGAAACTATGAAACTGTAAACTGAGTAACTCGTAAGAAAGTATTTCACAATATAAATAAGTGGCGTTGTGAGGTAGCTACTAAAATGATTGACCTTGATGTCAAGGATTTTATGCTTGTATCAAACAATCCAGAACAAGATTTTAATGTTTATTTACTTGAAAAAGAATTAAAACTATGGCTTAAAAAGCACGATCTAGGAATGAAACTTAATGAGATAGTAGATAGACTACCAGTTTATGGTTCTGTTGTATTAGAAAAAGTAGCTGATTGAGTAGAGTTGGTAGACCTTAGATATTTATACACAGATCAATCAGCGCGATCACTTAAAGACGCTAGATATATTAATATTCGTAACTTTATGACTGCTGGTGAGCTTAGAAAGATGAGTGGTAAATGGGAAAACGTAGACGAAGCTATTGAGAAATTCTCTGGTAAGCTAACTGAAGGATATGACTCTATTGGTGGACAGAAAAGTGGTGATAACTCAAAACTATTCTATGAAGGTTCTGCTACACAGATAGGTAAACCAACTTCTTCTCCTTATGTTGAAGTTTGGAAAAGATATGGTGAAGTACCTAAATCTTTTATTACAGGAAATGACAAAGATGATGATGAATATGTATTAGCTCTTATGATTGTCGCTGGTATTGATGTTAAATCTGAAAATGATAAATGAGTTATTCTAGCTGAAGATGGAGTGGTGTTATATAAAGAAGAACTTAAAGAATTACCTCTATCTGAAGTTCATTACACAAAGACTGATGGACGATGGCTTGGAATTGGAGTTGTTGAATCTACATTCGAACCTCAAAGAAGAGTAAACGAAATCAAGAACCAAGAAGCTAAAGCTATGGAAATTAGTTCATTACACTTGTATCAAACTAGAGATAATCTAGTAGCTTCTAACATAATGACAGACCTTGAAAATGGACAGATTCTACAAGTTAAGAGTGAAATTACTCCTATTGCTACAGAAAACAGAGATATGCGTTCTTTTGAATCTGCTATGGCTTCTAACGAAACTTTAGCTGATAGACTTACTTTCTCATATGATACTGTACGAGGAGAACAAGCTCCTGCTTCTGCAACACTTGGCTCTATACAAATACAAGAACAACAAGCAACATCTGCTTTTGATTACAAGAGAGAAAACGTAGGATTATTCCTTTCAGATTATATCCGAAGAATTGTATTACCTGGACTTGAAAAAGAATTGAATGGTGAGCATATTCTAAGGCTATGTGGTTCTATTGATGAGATTGCTAAGCTACGACAGAATTACGCTAAGAATTACGCTTTCAATGAATTCATAAATGGCATCTTAAATGGACAAGTTATAGACGAAGCTCAATACGAACAATTTAAACAAATTGCTCTTGATAAACTTAAACAAGATGGTGATAAGCTTTGGGTTAAATTACCTCGTAACTTCTTTAAAGACTTAGACTTTGAAGTTGATATTGTTATCACGGGAGAGAATAGAAATCTATTTAAACAAATTCAAAACTCTCAAGCTCTATTACAAACAATCGGTGCTGATCCTACAATGCTACAAGACCCTGTTAAGAGAAAGCTACTATTTAAACTTATGGGAGGAATGGGAATGCACTCATCAGAGTTAGAAGAAATGGAACAAGCAGTACAAGAACAACAAGCTCAACCAATGCAACCCGGAATGAATCCTCAAATGAATCCACAACAATTACCAGAACAATTAGCACAAGCAAATGCTCAACCAAATGCAACACAATAAAGATCTAGTACAATTAGCTAAATATCCTGAATTTTACACTTTAAAGAAAGAATTATTAGACTTTATAGATAGAATAGATACAGTTACTGGTGTTGAAACAATAGAAGAGTTAAAAGGTAGACAATATTCAGTGGAAAACATAAAAGAATTATTAATTAACTTAGGACTTCTAAATAGAGTAGATTTTACTCCTAAAGATAGTTCATACGAATAATTAGCTGACCCGATAATGTCGTTAAACCTATCATTGGCGAACGCTTGACGCCTTTACTCAAGCATAACTGGGCATAGACCCTTAAAACTATGGAAGAAAATAACATTGAGAACAACGACTCTTTAAACGTTGAGGAAGCTCCAAACCTTGAGGTGGAGAATGATAGCTTAGAACAGGAACTAGATGCTATCTTACAGGAAGAAGAATCAGAATCTCCTGATGTAGACGCTCTTTTAGAAAAGAATAGGCAATTATATGCCAGAGCAAAAAAGGCAGAGGAAGCCTTAAAGAAAGTTCCTCAAAAACCACAGGCTAAAGTTGAAGAGCCTGGACTTAATACATTAGTTGAGAATATTTCTCTACTCAAAGACTTAAGTGGTGAAGAAATTAATATGTTGCAAGACGAAGCAAAATCCTTAGGAATTGATCCTATCAAGTTCATCAAGTCCAATTCTGGAAAGAATTTGTTGACCGCTGTTAGAACGCAAGAAAAAGCTAAGAGTGCAAATGTAAGTATCTCCCCAAAGAGTCCTGTGTATAAGAAATTTACTCAAGATGATTTAAGTAAAATGTCTTCAGCTGAATTAGAAAAAATATTACCCCACGCTGAATAGTTTTATTAGTGACGATTTTTATTAATTTTATTAGTGTTCGTTAACAACTAGAAGCAAAGGGCTTAAAATTATGGCAAGTACAACTACAGGTCTTTCAAACCTTATGTCAACATTCTACGATAAAGTTTTCCTAGAGAGAGCTAAAGCAGAATTAAGACACGATTTCGGTGCTACTGTAAAAAATCATTCTATGAATAATGGAAAGACTATTTACTTTAACCGAATGACCCCATTAGCATTAGCTTTGACAGCTCTTACAGAAGCTACAAATCCTTCAGCAGTAGAAATGACATCTTCTATTGTTTCCGCAGTATTAGCTTCTTATGGTAATTTCACCACAGTAGGATCATTGTTCGCAATGACATCTATTGATGAAAACCTAAAAGAACACACAGAAGTTCACGGTCAAAACGCAGGTGAGACTATTGATGCTCTTATCAGAAACGAACTTTACACAAATGCTACTGTACAATTAGCAGGAGGTAAATCTCTTTTAACAGCAGTTGGTGCAACAGATGTTCTATCTGGTGCAGAAATCAGAAAAGCTGTTAGAACTCTAAAGAGTAACAAGGCTCAGAAATTTGAAAACGCAATGTATCGTGGTATTATTCAACCTTTCACTTCAAGTGATCTTATGGCTAACTCAGAATGGTTGGATGCTTACAGATATACTGACGCTGACGCAATCCGAAGAGGAGTTGTTGGTAAATTACACGGTGTAGAATTTGTTGAATCCAATCAAGGATATACAGAATCTTCAACTGTAACTGTTTACTCAAACTTCGTATTCGGTAAGGGTGCTTACGGTATCGTAAATCTTGGATCTTTCACAGCTCCTAAAATTTATGTTAAAAATCCTGGAACAGGATCAACTGATAACCCATTGGATCTTTTCTCAACCGTTGGTTGGAAAATGCCTTTCGTGGCTAAAGTTTTGAATGCAAACTGGATTATCAACATTAAATCAGGTGCAACTGCATAGTCTTTAATTAGATTGTTGTGGGGGGTGTGCAGAACAGACTCCCCACAATTCTGCCAACAATCTACTTTGCTTCTACAATTAAATATGAAAACAATTTCACAATTCAAATACAAAGAAAGGGAATTTGACTTCCTTATAGATAAAGGTTTTATTGGTTACTCGTTTAAAGATGGAGATAAGTGTTATGGACACAAACTACCATTGACTTCTAAGAAAGCAGTTGATATAATGAATGTAACAGCTTTATTAGTAATTAACGCTATTGAAACAGCGGAAGCACTATGAAACCAGAACAAGTAGAAGAAGAATTAAAAAAGATTGATAGCGATATTAGTCTATCTCCTAACCCTAACAGAGAATGATTGATTAATGTCAATTATAAGTGAGGATATATTTGCCCGATATTAGCTTCGGGTGTTTTACGTGAAACAAATCCAAGCTATGGTTATCTTTTTCCCAATGGAATATTTGGTAAGATAAGAACTTATGATGAATTGGTCGATTATGTAACTCTTATAATCGAAAAAATAAAAACAGATGAAGAATACTCTAACGACTTCTTTTGAATCGAGTAAGATCTGCTTAGTAAACTATGAAGAACCAATATATAATGGTATACTTTCAAAGTTTGCTTATAAGATGGATGAAGAACTCAAAAAAATGGGTTTTAATAGTTATGTTAAAAATAGACCAGATCCTGACGCAGATATTAACCATCACATAAACTATTTACCTTATAAACAAGAAAACTCCCCAGACTCTATAAATACTTTAATGGTAACTCACATATTTAATGGATATAAATTTGATACTCTTAAAGGTCAAATGAAAACAGCTGATTGTGGTATTTGTATGTCTTCTGATACTAAAAAATCACTTATAGCTAGATGAATGGAATGAAACTTTGATGTAGTATTACCCGCTCACGATTGATTAAAACCAAGACCGATAGTAATTGCTGTTTTAACTAATGTCTATCCTGATGGTTGTAAGAGAGAACAGATGTTTGTTGAATTAGTTAATAGTATAAAAGATAAATCACGCTTTGCTTTTCGTATAATGGGAAAGGATTGGCACGATATTTTAAAACCCCTAGTGGAACAAGGTTTACAAGTAGATTATTTTAGTGAATTTGATTATGACACCCACAAACTTATTTTGGATTCTTCTGATTACTCATTATATCTTGGTATTGATGACGGCTCTATGGGGATTTTGGATTCTGCTCAAGCTGGTTTGAAACTAATAGCTCCAAATGTAGGTTACCATCAAGAAATTGGTATAGATTTTCCATTTAATAACCAAGAAGGGCTTAATGAGATATTTAAAAACCTAACTGATGATAGAGTCGCTGACTGGACATGGGAAAACTATGTAAAAAAGCATTTATCTATCTGGAAAAAAATATATGATACCACAAGAACTATATAGTAAAATAGCTGAAAATATGCCAATAATGACAGTTGATATGATTGTTATTAAAGGAGGCAAATATTTGCTAGTTAAAAGGAAATTAAACCCACTTAAATGAGAATATTTTGTACCTGGTGGTAGAGTATTAAAGAATGAAAAGTTGGAAGATGCTGTATATCGTAAAGCTAAACAAGAATTAGGAATTGATGTAAAAATAATATCTTGTGCTGGATTCTATGAAGATTTTTATAATGAAAATGAGCTAGGGTTAGAGAATGTACATACAGTCGGAATAGTATTTGTTGTTTCTCCTTTAAATGAAGATATTATATTAGATAATCAATCAGCAGATTACATCTGGGCTGATGAATTACCAAGAAGATTTAAATTATATGATTCCAGTTTCTAAACCTTATATAACAGAATTAGATAAAAAATACGTTAATCAAGCACTTGATGATGGCTGGATTTCTTCTAAGTGAGAATTTATAGAGAAGTTTGAGAATGCTTGGGCTAATTGGAATGATTATAAATATGGAGCTTCTTGCAACTCTGGTACTTCAGCTTTGTTTCTTGCTTTAAAAGCTATTTGAATAAAAGAATGAGATGAGGTTATTGTTCCTGACTTTACTATGATTGCAACAGCTTGGGCAGTAACATATTGTGGAGCTACTCCTGTGTTTGTAGATTGTAAAGATAATCTAACAATAGACGAAACTCTTATAAGGGAAGTTATAACACCAAAGACTAGAGCTATTATGCCTGTACATATTTATGGTAGACAATGTAATATGGATGAGATAATGAAGATTGCTTATGAATATAACTTGTATGTAGTAGAAGATAGTGCTGAAGCTCACGGGATTAAACCTAGAGGAGATATTGCTTGTTATTCTTTCTTTGGAAACAAGATTATAACAACTGGTGAGGGTGGAATGTGTGTAACAAACGACAAAAGAATACACGATCAAATACAGCATATTAAAGCAATGGCTTTTGATAAAGACCATACATTTTTACACCCTAAATTGGGTTATAACTTTAGAATGACTAATATCCAGGCTGCTATAGGACTTGCTCAAGTTGAGCAGATTGACTATATACTCTCTAAGAGAAAACTAATTGAGGATTGGTATGATCATTATTTACCTGAAAACATTGTAAGACAACCAAAGAGAGATGTTGTATGGATGTATGATATTTGTATGAACAATAGAGATATGATGATGAAATATTTATCTGGTAATAGTATAGAAACAAGATACTTCTTTAAACCAATGAATGATCAACCGATGTATTCTGATACATATATTCCTTTTAGTAAAGCAAAAAAATATTCTAAACTAGGTTTTTATTTGCCAACATATACAGAATTAACAGAAGAAGAAGTTAAGTATATATGCTCAATGTTTTAACTTGTATTACAGGAAACAAAGATAAGCTAATTGATGAACAATTCCAAGATGGTTCTATTTTTGTAGCTTTTACAGACAAGCTACAAATGTCTAATACTTGGACAGTTAAAAAAGCTCCTAATTTATTTAAAGATAATCGCAGAAATTCCCGTTTACCTAAAATACTCACTCACCAATATATTGATTCTGAATATTCATTATATATAGACTGAAATATGCAACTTAATGTATCACCACAGGAATTGATTGATAAATATTTAAAAGATTATGATATAGCTGTTTTTAGACATCCAAGTAGGAATTGTATATATGAAGAAGCAATAATTTGCTCAAGATATTGATTAGAAGATCCTGAAATTTTAATTGACCAATGTTTAACATACGAGAAAAATGGTTATGTAAAACATAAATGACTTGCTGAGTGTGGTGTAATACTACGAAGACACACAAAGAAAGTAGAAGAATTTAACAATGCTTGGTGGAGTGAATATTGCCGACACGGAAAGAGAGATCAAATAAGTTTTATGTATGCTATTGACAAGATTGGTATTCGTGTCAACATTATAGATGATTTGGATTATAAATATAAAAGTATTATTCACAGTAAACATTCGATACCCAATAATACAAAACAATACTAAACGAAATAAATTTATGAAAATATTTTCAAACTATGTAGATTATCAGGAGAATAAGGAACGCAAAAAGAAAAACTGATATTGAGGTTGTGGTTATTATCGTACAATTAAACCAACAAAACAGATCAATAATCATAATATAGTAGTTTATGGTAAAGAATTAGAGAAACTACCAAGTGAAACTAAATGGAATACTATTGCAAAAGAATATGATTTACTTTGGATGAGATACTTTGATGGTGAGCAGGCTGCCTGTGCTGTATTTTGAAATGCAGAACACTATGGCAAGAAAGTTATTTTAGATATAGATGATGATATTATAAACATAATGAGTGGCAATCCTGCTATTGAGAGATATAAGCAATGAGGTGCTAGAAAAGCTATAGTAAAAACAATTCTATCATTAGCTAACTGATTAACTGTATCAACTGAACCTTTAAAAAAACTATATGAAGATCACTTCTGGAAAGTGCATAAAATTAAAATGCCTATCAAAGTTATACCTAACTATAATGATATAAACGACTGGAATTTCCCTATAAAAGAAAAATCTAAAGATATTATAATTGGGTATATGGGATCAACTTCTCACTATGATGACTTGGTTATGGTTCTTCCTGTGATAAAGAAGTTAATGATTAAATATCCAACTCTTAGGTTTCAAATGATGGGTATTTTAACAACAGAAAAAGTAAAAGAGATATTTAAAGATTGGGATGGTAATTTACTTAATAGATTAGATATAGTTTGAGCAACAAATACCTTTAAAGAATTTCCTGAATGGCTATGTAATCAGCAATGGAATATATGAATAGCTCCTTTAGTAGATACAGCTTTTAATCGTTCTAGATCTCATATTAAATGGATGGAATACTCTATGATTAAAATACCAACTGTCGCTTCAAGAGTTTATCCATATTTTATTGAGTTAGACGGAAAAGATACTATCCGAGATGGTGAGACAGGATTTTTATGCTCTACACCAGAACAATGGGAAAAAACTCTATCTAAACTTATAGAAGACGAAGAATTGCGTATTAAAATAGGACAACAAGCATATAATTACATCAAAGATAATTGGCAATATAAAGACTCTAAAATAGAAGAAAAGCTTGATTCACTATTGCAAGAAATTGAATAATCTGATAAGATATAGATGTTCGTATTTTTTTATGGTCACAGAAGCCACCCCTAAAAAGGTGGTTTGTGTGTATTTGCCTAAAAACTTAAAATATAGTATAATTAGAGCATAAAAATAACTTAAATAAATTATGATTTTATCTTCAACATCATTAACTTGAGTAACAGCAAAACCTTCTATTATAGAAGACATTGATTTTCTTGTAGGAACAACAGCAAATACTTATCCCTTAGCTGATAAACTAAGAAATATAAACATTCATTATCATAGAGCAGTAACAGAAATCCTTAAAGCGGATGGTAATTGGGAGTTTGACGATACCAATAACACAACTTTCCCTATTGGAACAACAAAACTATTCCAAAATCAGAGAGATTATACACTTCCAACAAACCTAGTTAAATTGGTTAGAGTAGAAGTTTTAGACGCTTCTGGTAAATGGAATCGTGTAAATGAATTTGATGAAACACAAATTGATATTTCATTAGAAGAATTTGAATCTACTCCTTGACTACCTGTATATTACCGAGAAATTGCAAACAGTATTGAACTTTATCCAAAACCCGTTACAGATAGAGATGCTGGACTTAAAGTATATTTCCAAAGAGAAGTTTCAGATTTTACAAACGCAGACGCTTCACTTTCACCCGGATTTGATGCTTCATTCCACAGGATACTATCAATCGGTGCAGCTTATGACTTTGCTTTCTCTAAAGGTCTATCAATATCAAACAATCTTTTAAACGAATACAATATCCTTATAGAGAACTTAAAACAAAGATATTCAGAGAGAAACAAAGAAGTTAAGACACAATTAAAAGCTAAACATTTTAACTACGAATAATATGGCTACTTGGAAAAACAAAGATAAAAATATGAGGGAAAGTCAAGTTCAATTTAACCAAAATGAGAATGTGACTTTTAACTTTAAATTATTAACATTTAATGATGATAAATTCCAAACCACAGTAGTTTGGACATTACAAAACGAACAATAAATATATGGCATACGCAACAAATACATTTCCAACAGATATCCAAGACCCAGTAAAACCAATCGCAACAGATGAGGTTTTAGCTTTTGACCACGCTGGGCTAGAGACATTTCAAAATGCTTCTATAAAAGCACTCAAGGATAAAGTCGGTGCTAATAGTAGTGGAGTAACTACATCACACGACTATAAATTAAGTGAAGTTTCTGATAAGGCAATAGGTAAAACAGCAGTTCAAACTTTAGAAAATAAAAAACTAGTAGATACTACAACAAAAATAGTTGATAGTGCTGACCCAACAATAGAGATTGCTTTTGACGCAGATGGCACTACTGGGACTAAAACAACTTTAAAAACTTCACAGACAACAAATAAGACAGTTACAATCCCAGACATTACAGATACTCTAGTTACAAAAGATACAACTGACGCTTTAAAGAATAAAACAATCACAGATGCTTCCAATGTAGTTACAGCAAATAAATTAAGAACAGCAACAACAGAAGTAGTGGTATCAACTGCAACAGCACCAACAGTTGGACAGGTTTTAACAGCTTTAAATGGAACTTCTGCTGAATGGCAGACACCAGCAATAACACCTGCATTACAACCATATACTTTAGAGAAAGCAAGTATAACTTATGACGCACAAGGTAGGATTGCAACGGTAACAGATACAAATGTATCACCATCAGTTGTTTATACTCTAACTTATGACGCACAAGACAGTTTGGAAACAGTAACAGATACAGTAAGCACTTGGACTGTAACTTATACAAATGATCAAGTGACAAATATTAGCAAAGTTTAATAATAATAAAATAAAAATATGTTTCAATTAAATACAAATACAACAGGAGGTAGTGCAGACAATTTAAAAAAATTAGCAACAAGTAGTATTTTTATAACTAAACATGTAGGAGATGCTGGCAGAACTACTACTACAGTTGCCCAAGCAGGTGGTGCAGATTTCGGTAATATAGTAGAAACAGTAGGTTCTACAAAAATAAATACATATTTAGGTGTAGTTCAGAATACAGATTTAATCTTAAATCCATCTGCAACATACGGTGATACTCTTTATTTGACAACTTATGGTGGAAATGACCCATTGTGTAGAATGGCTTGTATTTTACCTTGTAAGACAGGACAACAAATAACTGGTTTTTCTATTCAGAGAATACAAGCCATTTATCTAAATGGAACTGGAGTTACAGCAGATTTTACAGCAACATTAAAAAAGATGGCAACTAATGGAACTTTAACTACTATGGCGACCACTACAAAATCAATCGCAGCAACAGCAAGTAATGTAACATTGGGAGCAACTTTTGCACCAGTAACAATGAACGCTGGTGATAGATTAGTAATTGAATATGCACTGACAAGAACTGGTGGTACACACAATACAACAAATTTCATATATTCCTTGCATTCCCCAAATGGTTTATATAATAACATCTTTATTTACTAATGACACAACCAAAAGACATAGTATTAAATAATTTCCAGAACTGAGTATCAATAAGTGAAAACTTTGGTTTTTCTTCTATTGTAAACTGTGACATTACACATAATCGTGGTGCTTTGTCAATAGCAAGAAAAGCAAACCCTACTACAGGAACAACTGGACTAATCAGATATACAGCTAATGACCCAACAAGTTCTTTAAACTTTGCTTTATCTGAAAATGGTAAATGTTATAAATCATTAAATGAATTAGATTTTACTTGGACAGAACTTTCTAATAATCCCGTAGGTCAAACTGGTAACGGAATAGTTTTTTGGAAGAACTGGTTATTTATAGCTAGATATGGAAGAATTGATGTAACTGATTCTGATGGTCTTTGGCATAATAACTGGCAAACACTCTTTTCTCCTAATGGAAATGAAACAGAACACTATATGCTAGTTGGACAAGACGATATACTTTATATAGGAAATGGAAGATATATGGCATCTTTACAAGAAAATACTGGATTTACATTTAGTCCAACAAACGCAGCTACTTATACCTGGAACAATAAAGCTTTAGACTTACCATCTTCTTTTATGGTTTCTTCTTTTGCGGAACTTGGAACAAAGCTAATGATCGGAACAAAAACTTTAAATAGTGCTTCTTATTGTTATGTATTCCCCTGGGATAGAGTATCACCATCTTTTGATCTTCCTTTAAGTGTTGGAGATACAGATATATTTCAAATGGTTACGAGAAACAATATGCTTTATTTTGTTGCTGGTGATGCTAATTTATATAAAACAAACGGATCAAGCTTAATCCGACTATTTTCTTTTAATGACTTTATGAGGAATGATGGTGTCACTAGAATACTCGGAGTTAATACAAATAATCTTTATGTAGACGCTGTAGATATTATAAACAATAAAATTTACTTTGGAATTGGTACAAATTCAGATATACCTTATGGTGGAATATGGTCAATAGACGAGAATGATAAACCAACACTCGAGCATAGAACATCAATAGATGCAGGTGCTGATGCAATTAAAATAGGTAGTATTTCCCAGGTTAGATTTGGTGGTTTTGTTGCTTCTTCTAAATATGGTTCATCTGTCGTTGGTTTAGATTGGATAGGACACAGAATAACTCCAGCTACGACTTCTAATATGATGCTTTATCCTAATTATCAAGCTTATTGTGAGTCTCAATTATACGAGGTTGGTACAGAACTTAATCCTAGAACTTTTCAAAAACTTCAATTTATTTTATCGAGAAAATTAAAATCAGGTCAAGGTGTCCGTATTTCTTATCGAACAAATTTAACCGATTCCTACACCTTATATGGAACTTATGATTATGCTACAATATGAGCAGTTAATTCACACTATGCACCTTTTGCAGTAGAAGCTAAAATTATTCAATTCAAGATAGAACTGACGACTGATACTACTAATGATAACTATACTCCGGAACTTCTGGAGGTAAGATTTACATAATATGGATATAGAAGAAAAATTTAAAAACCACATACACAACTGAATTGACTCACAGAAGATAAGATTTAAGAAACTTTCACTAACCACTAAGAATTCAACAACTCTTTCAACTGGTGGTAGTGCAGTATTAAGCACATCAGATAGTACAGTAATAGCAAATATGAGAACTAGAATTAATGAAATTGAAACATTTTTAAAAACTTTATAAAAATAAATATATGCAACCACAAAATATAACAACACAAGGGACACAAACGGCTGCTGGTATAGTCAATTTTGATCCCAACACTGGTCAAAGACTTACACAAGGTCAATCTGTTGTAGTAAACCAATGAGGTAATCTCTATGGTTCTGTTGCTACACCAATAAGACCAATAGCACCACCTTCTAATATTACTACTCCAACCGAGATAACTTCTTCAAATACTCCTACTTTTGCACAAGGATCTACACCAGAGCAAACAATGAGTTCTTCTAATTCAATAGCTGGAATAGCTGGTGATATGATCACAGAATCAGAATTAAGAAAACAACAATCAGAAACTAATGTATCTACTAAAACAGAAGAAAATAAACCATTAGTAGAAAAATTAAAACAAGCTCTTGGAATACAATCAACATTATCGTCAGATGTAGCTGCTGGAGAAACAGCTGCTTGAATACCAGAACAACAAAAAGTAGCTGATGATTTACTTTCTACAATTAAACAGAAAACATCTGCTTACAAGCAAGGTCTTTTAAATATTGAAGGTAAGCCTATTGCTATGCAATTTATTACAGGACAGCAAGCTCAACTACAAAAACAAGCTGCTTTTGAAATAGGAGAACTTACTGGCAATTTAGCTGCATTACAAAATAATATTCAGAAGGCTAGAGATACTGTCGAAAGAACTGTAAGATTAAAGTATGAAGATCAAATTAATAATATTGAAAGATTAAATAAACTAATTGAATTAAACCGAGACAATATGTCTGAAGATAAAAAAGCTATAGCTGATGAAAGAAAATTCCAAAATGATATAAAGCTTAATTACTACAAAAAACAAATGGAATTAGATATAAAAGATCAAAATAGTAAAAATGATGTATTGGCTGAAGCAAAGAAAAATGGAGCACCAGCTGATATAATTAATGCAATTATTTCTGCTAAAGATTACCAAGGGGCATTAATAGCTGCTGATAAGTACTTAACTGAAAAGAAATATGCACCAGGTTCTATTGGTGAATACCAATTTGCTGTAGAGCAAGGATATAAAGGAACATTCTCTCAGTATCAGACAGAAGATGCTAATAGAAAAGCTACCATTGCTAAAGCTGGAGCTACAACAATATCTACTGGTGTACCAACAACTCAAGATTTAACAAAGCAAGAAACACAAGATGCATTATCAACAGTAAATCAAATTAATAATTTATTGATAGATACTAATTTTGATGAAGCATTTGGAGCTCAAGGATTATTAATGAGGAATGTCCCAGGTTCAAATGCTGCTAGAGTTGCAGCTGAAATAACTAACATTAAAGATAGAGCCGCTATGGGTGAAAGAGGAAAACTTAAAGGTCAAGGTTCTGTATCAAACTTTGAAGTTCAAATGTTGCAAAATGCACAATCTGCTCTAAACTTTAATCTAAGCCCACAAGATGCTAGACAAGCACTTATAAACTTTCAGGGAGCAATTCAGACATCTTCAGGTGGTCAAACTAAAGTTCAAGTAACTGATAAAAAATGAAATACAAAGGTCGTTAATGCAGGTAGTCAGAGTATCACTAAAATGATAGCTGATGGATTAAAAGTTAAATATATACAATAATATGGATTTATCTAAATATGGTGTTACAGAAATACCACAAGAACAAAGCAATATTAACGACAATGGAATGATAGATTTATCTAAATATAATGTTACTCCCGATATTGCGTTACCAACCAAACCAAAGCAAACTTTAGGCAGTAAGATTAAATCAAAATTAGGTGAAATTGGAACAAATATAAAAAATGTTGGTAAAAGTTCAATAACTTTTAATGCACAAGGTAAACCAACATTATCTAAGGAAGCACAACAATATGCTATGGATGCAGTCTCAGGTTTTGCTGGTGGTTCAGGTGTAGTTAAAGCAATAAAACCAACGACTGTAAATATACTAAAAAATACTACTGAAACATTGTCCAAATTAGAAGAAAATGCTGCCAATCTTGAGGGAAGAATTAAAACTACTATAGCAGGTGCTAAAAAAGTATTACCATCTAAAACAGAAAAAAGGGCTGCACAATTATTAGAAGGTCAAGTATCTACTAATGTAACAAAGAATCCTATAATAATTAAAAGTGAAATATCTAGAAGAGGTTCTGATGTTGAAAATTATGTATCAAAAAATGCTAAAAAAATAACTGCTGAAGAACAAATGAATATGTTTTCTAGTAAAAGAGCAAAACTCGCTGATTACATGGATAAAACTCAATTAAAAGCTTATGACGCACAGGTATCAATGTTTCAAAAAATTCTTAATAAAACCGCAAAAGGTAAAGGATTTAATACCGATTCTTTTTATAAAGCAGTAAAAGAATATGAAGATAATGTAGCAAGTAATCTTCCAAAAGGAAAAGCATTATTGTTTGATACTACAGGAGTTGGAAGTGCTAAAATATTAGGTGCTAGATCTGTTAGAAATGTGGTTAGAGATATTATATGACAAAAACACCCTGAATTTAAAGGTAAAATGTTTGATTTAGCTTCTCTTTATGATGTTTTAGATACGGCATTAACAAAATCTCGTCAACTAGAAGGTAATACATTATCGAGATTTACTGCTAAAAATCCAGTAGTTAGTAGTGCATTAAAATATGGTGCAGGAGTAGGAACTGCTATTATAGCAGGTAAAAAGTTAGGTATAGGACAACAACAAATAGGTGATAATTCTAACTAATAAGTAGAATTACTATACCAATCAAAAATCCTATTATAAACTCATTCATATTAATATAATAACAAAATACAAATAAAATGTCAACAGACGATGAGTTATTAAACAAAATAGATAAGATATTAACCTATGGTGAGGATAACTTGCCTGTATTAGACGATATTGAAAGACTAGACTCTGAAATTGAAGAATTGGAAAAATCACTTGATGATTCTGTTTCACAAATAGAGGAAAAAATAACCAACATTCAACTTATTCCAGGTGAAAAAGGTGATCAAGGTATAAAAGGAGAAAAAGGCGACAAGGGAGATAAAGGCGACAAAGGTGATAATGGTAAAGATGGCATAAATGGAAAAGATTGAATTAATTGAATTGATGGGGAAGATGGCTCTGATGGTAAAGACGGAAAAGATTGATTAAACGGTAAAGATGGTTCACCGGATATGGCTGAGAATATACGGAATAAACTAGAACTTCTACAAGGTAATGAAAGACTAGACAAATCAGCAATTCGTGGTCTTGAAGACTTAGAAATGAATATCCGAAATATTCCAAAGTGAATGGGTGGAACATCTTTAGAGGTTTATCAAAATTGAGTTAAAATAGGAACGGGTGGCAAACTTAATTTTTCAGGTGCTACAGTAACTCATTTATGAGATACTAATACAATAAAAATTAATTCGTATACTCCAGACAATGTCACTGCAGGAACTATAACCCGAACTTCAGATTTAATATCTTCCATAGCTCTAACTAAATCACTTGGCACAGACGCAATAACAATCAACAGAGATGGAAATAATAGAATATCAAGCATAGTTTCAGTTTATAACGCAATAACCAAGACAACAACTTTTACAAGAGATGGAAATGGCATAATAACAAGTTTTGCTGTAACCTAAATTTAATGTTATAATACATATATGAATAAAACAACTATTGAACACGGATACTATACAACAGATGAAGTAGGTCGCTTTCACTCCTTTGATGATGAGCCAGCTATTAAAGTAGAAGACCACATAATCACAGAAGAAAATGGAGAAATAAAAGAAGTTTCTGGTTATCGTGCTTGGTATAAAAATGGTCAAATCCATCGTGAAGGTTCTCCATCTGTTATCCGAAACAGTGGCGAAGAATATTACTACATAGACGGAAAACTACAATAATATGGCTGTTATAATTACTAAGGCAGATGGTAATTTATCAACTGCTTCAAATTTCTATAGAGTAGAAGCTCATAACTTGAATGGTATTCATACTGCCCAGAATACAACTGCTTTAACTACTGCTCAATATATACCTTTAACTTTCGCCAATGCTGGTAATTTTACTGGTGTTGTTTTATCACTATGGAATGGTTCATCAACTCAGGCAAATCCTTTATGTGATAGAAGTATTGATGTTGCCTTACAGCAAATTCATACCGTAAATCCAACAATGGCTGTAGCTTCTCCTGGAGTAGTTACAATGGCAGCACACGGATTCTCTGGTGGAGAAATAATTTCTTTTACTACTACAGGAACATTACTTACTGGTATAGTAGCTGGTACTCCATATTATGTTAGGTATATAAACGCTAACACTTTCAATATATCAGCAACTCCTGCTGGTGCTTTAATTAACTTCTCAGGGTCTCAATCAGGAACTCATACCTTATGGGCTGATAAAGCTATAAAAACTTTAAGCTGGTCTCAAATAAAAGGAGGAACAACTTCTATAGCTTTTGGTGTAGATGCTGGTGGATATACTATAAACTTTACAGGATTTTCTGCTTCTATTGCTGTTGACACCACTGCTTCTAAATGGAGGATAAGAGCATTTCAAAATACTGTTTCAGCGCCAGGAACAGTGGGAACTATAAACATTTGTTGGGGACAGGTAGCTACTAATATTCAATACGCTGCTTATTGCGATACTGCTGTTTCTTTTGCAAACGGAGATACACCTATTTTTGCTCACTATTGTACCATAGACCAATCATTCAATTTTAATTCTGTATTAGGAACTGGAGGAGATGTAGTTAATAATTATTGCGGTGTTGTATGTACTAATATGGCAGCAGTAAATGTAAATGATGTTTGTTTCTTTAGATGTTTAGCTCCTGCCGCACCCTACACTTTCACATTTAATGGAATGTTTTTAATACCTGGACACGGAGGTATTCGTTTTGGTACTTCTGCTTTACCTATTCCAATTTCAAATAAAATAACTTGTGTATTCGGTACACCAACAGTCGGTACAACTAAGGGAGGAATTTATGGAGTAAATTCATTATCTCAAAGGTCTTCTGTATTTATGTACGGAGAATATCCAACTCAAATTAAAACAAAACTTTCTGCTGATAGTATGATAGTAGGAACTTGTACTATCTCTAATGGTTCTCCTGCAATAGTAACAAGAGCTGGACACGGATTAATAGATCAACAAAGAATTGCATTTACAACTACTGGTGCATTACCAACAGGACTTTCAATAAATACTGATTACTATGTTAAATATATAAACACTTCTACTTTTAATGTTTCTGCTACACCAGGAGGAGCTAACATAAATACAAGTAGTGCTGGTTCTGGTACTCATTCTGTTTCTCAAATGTTTATAGTTACTACAGACGATATGAGTGCTAAATGGAATAATGGAGATATAATTGGTATTGGTAAACAAGCTATTCTTGGGGCTGGTAATGCTTCTGTATATACAATCGGCTCAATAAGTGGTACTACAATAACTCTAACAACACCATTACTTGCAAACCAAAGATTAACTGGTGGTGCTGTAATTAATATAACAGAAAGTAAATATGGGATTAGTTTGCGTTCTTCTGATCCTGCCACAACTGTAAACTTGTGGGATATTCGTAATGGACAGAATTTCAATCTTGAGGGAATATACAATGGTGGTGTTCAAATAGGTGGTGCTGGTTCATCTTTTGCAGGTTCTTATACTAGTGCTTATGATGATGATTCTACTTCTATCCAAGAAACTGTAAAAAACTCTGTTTGTTATTCTAATTTAATTGGTGGTTCGGGGTCTTTACTTTATGGAACTTCCCCATCTGTAGGTATTAAAATAGGATACAAAGGAATGTCTATTGATAATGTATGGGGAGTTAATAACTGCCCAGTTATTACTTGGGCTTGGGCTAAGCTTTATAGATGGACTGGAGGAATTGTAAACATAACTAATTCAGGTTGTATTTCTTCTTTTGGTCAAAATTCTCCTTTTGGTATTGCTGTTTATAATATCAATGGATGGACTTCACAAAATGGAACTAATGGAATTTATTTCACTCCTTATTATGGTTCTAATATTCAGAATTGTGAAAGTTATGGCTGTACAACTGGATTATCTGTATTAAACGGAACTTCTGCTTTTGGATGTAAGTATAAAAACTTAACTATAGACAGATCAACAATTGGAATAAGTATAGGTAATGCTCAATCATTACTTGATATGGTTTATGAAAATGTAAATATGGGAAGTCAATTTGCAAATACTACCAATCTTTCTCTTGATACAGCTGTTTTTTTCCAAGCATTATTTAAAAATACTATTGGAATTGAGTCTTTGCCAAACACATTAACTTTAAATAACTCTCAAGGTATATCATATATCAAAACTACAAATGGAGATGGAATAACGAATAATGATTTTGTTTATTTACCTTCAGGAAATTTCAGAAGAACAGGTACAGGATTAACTGATACAACAGTGAGAACAGCTGGAACTAATAAATATTCCATTAGATTAAATTCATTACTGGGAACAGAAGAACTTGCTTGGAAATTCAATGTGCCAAATGGAAATATTCAAAATAAAACAATGACTATTGGTATTTGGTGTAATATAGCATCATCAAAATACTGGACAGGTGGAACTAATTATCAAATGCCTAGATTAACACTTGAATATGATGATGGAGCAAGTACTGCTTATGCTGAGGCAGCACAAATATTAGGTTGGCAATATCTTTTCGTACCCGTAACTCCATTAACAACATTCGGTGAAGTTAAATGTAAATTAACGACAATTAATGACACAGGACAAAGAGGTACTGTATCTATTACTAATGCAAATCCTGGAATAGTTACTTTGAATAATCACGGATTTTCTGGAAACGAACCAGTTATAATAGACTCAACTGGATCTATAACTGGATTGGTTTTAAGAACAAGAACTTATTATGTTAAGTATATAGATGCTAATACATTTTATTTATCAGCAACTCCTGGAGGTGCTAATATTGATACATCAGGATCTCAATCTGGTATTCATACATTATTTACTCCAATAGACGCTTATGTGTATTTTGATGATGCTTCTGTTTTCTATCCACCTGGAACAAGTCTGGACTTAGGAGGACTTGATGTTTGGTCTGATGGTTTACCTATTATACCTCCTATCGCTACTAATATTAATGCTTCCGATGTTTGGAATGTTGCTGTTGCTTCTGCATCAAATCCTGGTAGTGTGGGGGAAATGTTAAAATCAAACTCTGTTAAAATAGGTAATGTGGTTTCTGCTACAGCCAACTCAATTGTTATTGACTCTGGTGCTTCTACTATAGATAACTATTATAATGAAAACTACATCTTAATACTTGCAGGTACTGGAACTGGTCAAACACGAAGAATAGTTAGTTATAATGGAACAACAAAATCCATTTCAATCAATAGAAATTGGAGTACAACACCAGACGCAACTTCACGATACAACATTGTTCCTTTCTTCTCTATTGAGAATGCTGTTTGGGATGCAACAACGTCGAGTCATACATTAACTGGAACAATAGGAAAAACGGTCGTAGATACTAAATCAGATATAGGTGATACGCAAGCCTTAATATTCTCACGCTAATGATAATCTATAAAATTACAAACTTAATAAATGGTAAAATATATATAGGACAAGATTCACATAATAATCCTAATTATTTTGGTTCAGGAGAAACTATAAAAAAATCAATAAAAAAACACGGTAAAGAAAATTTTAGAAAAGATATTATAGAATATTGTTATTCAAGAGAAGAACTAAATGAAAGAGAAATTTATTGGATTAAAACATTTAATGCTATAGATAAAAAGATAGGATATAATATTCAATATGGTGGAAATAGTGGGTATACTAATAATTACAAAAAAGGGAGAATTACTAAGGACGAATATGACAAGAAGTTAAAAGAAATGAAAGAAAAACAGCACGATATTGATATGCAATTAAGGGAACATACTTCAGCAGATGAAAACTATTATATTACTGTAGCTACTGTGTTAAATCTGGCTAAAAGAGCTAAACAATTATTTATGAGTTCTGAAACAGACGAAAAAAGAGCAATCTTGAATTACTTACTTCAGAACTGCGTTGCAAACGGAAAAAAGCTAGAGTTTACAATGCGTTCTCCATTCAACACTATACTAGAATTGGCTAACCAACCTACAGTGCTCCCTTGGTTGGACGCACTTGGAACTCTTAATTGGGGTAGTATTAAAAGCGAATTACAGTTTAGTGGTATTTCAGAATTTAAATATATATGAAAAACGAAAATATAAACTTAGAAAATATTGTTTCAGGCATTACTTATAATAGTGATGTCGGCATTAGTAGGGATATTCGCTTCTATTATATTAGTGATAAATCCTTTGGCTTTTGCTTGTTCTGCGGACAATATAGAACCACCATCAATCATCAGTGTTTCAACTTGCCCAATGGTATTAGTTCAAAAAGAGTTTGGAGTAATCATGAATTAAAAGAAAAAATAAGTAAAGCGATAAGTATTGGTCGGACTGGTATTAAACATAAAAATACACAAGCATTAATATTCGCAAAATAATTATATGGCAAACGAAATTATATCAGTTGTAAATACACCTTCAGATGAGATAGCAAACAAAACTTTTGTTCTTGCTAATTATTTGAAATTAGACGCTTCTAATAGTCCATTAACAGGAATGTTAAAACTAAGAACAGGCTCAGCTACAGCTGGTACTGCACCTTTGAAATTTACCGCTGGATCTACTCTTTCAGTGCCAGAAGCTGGAGCTATGGAATATGATGGTGATAAGTTATATCACACCAATAATACGGGAATAAGAGAATCAATTTCTGGTGCAATATTTACACAAACAGGAGATCAGACCATAGGAAATACAACAACTGAAACAACAATAATGAATGGTAGTGTAGGAACATTAACTCTACCAGCTAACTTTTTTATAGTTGGTAAAACAATAAGAATAAGAATGAGAGGTATTGTTTCAAATACAGGAACACCCAACTTTACAGTAAAGACTAAGCTAGGGTCTACAGTAGTTGCTTCCACTGGTCTAGTTACTATGAGTAAAAATATCACAAACAAATACTTTGACTGTGAGATTACAATAACTTGTAGAACAACAGGAGCTTCTGGGACAATAATGGGAGCTGGTAAATTTGAACACGATGCTACTGGGAACTTAGCAGAAACTTATGGAATGGTTTCTACATCAGCTGTTGTAGTGAATACTACCGCTTCCCAGACAATTAATATAACTTTTGAATGGGGAACAGCAAATGTCGCAAATACTATAACATCTCAAGTTGGTGTTGTGGAGATTATTAACTAATTCACTATTAGATAATAATATGGTATAATATAAACCAGCACGCTCTTTAAATTAACTAAATATGAAACGGAATGCGAATAGAAAAAGAATGGAGTATAAGGAGGAGCCGAAGTTCCACCTTAACTTTCAAACGGTTTTATACTGCGGTAGGTTACATACTCTGTATCATCCTTTTGAAACAAAAGAAGACTTATTGGATTTCCAAATCGAAAATCCGAAATTTAAAGTCTTCATCGTCGGAAGCGACAGAATGAAACCTTTTGTAAAACTAGAAGTAGATTTACAATCATTAACCATCACAGATAAACCAAGAGAATATCTGAACAATTACCAAATTTAGTACTCGTCGGGGGAGTATAAACCCCTTTTTTAAAAATGAAAACATTAGAACAATTTAAACCTTTTATAGTACCTATCTTAACAGCCATAGCAACTATGGCGTTAGCTTGGGGTAGTTTCTCGGCAAAAATAGATGCACAAGAAAATAGAATCAATGAGATAAATATAACCCACGATAAGCTAAGCGAAACATTAACTCAACTAAGAATAGACACAAGCTCTATAAAAGCAAATCAAGAAACAATGAAAGATGATATTGCATTTATTAAAAATAAAGTAAGATAATATGAAAATACAAGTTTTAACAAACAGAATATCTAACTACAAAGAAGACTTTAACAAAGCCCAGAAGTATTTTAATGACCACGGTGTAGACTTTCAATTCTCTTTTAAACCTTGTGATGTTAAAGGATACTACTCAGAAAAAGCACATACCGCAGCAGGTGGAGAACAGTTTATTTTAACCAATGTAACAGTACCAATAGATAAAACTTTTGATGGTACTATTTTTGCTTTTGATTTAATGGAATGGAAAACTCCTGCAGGCTCTAAATTTCCTTTACTACCTAATACACCAAGTGGAAGTTGTATAATGGCAGGAGGTAAACCTTTTATAATGTTACCAATATCTCCTATAGGAAGTTGTTATATAACTTTGATTCACGAGCTTATGCACCTATTAAATAAAACTTTTAATTGCAAAGATGTTATGGATACATATAGAGAAAATGATAACCCTAACTCCCCAACAGGAAACTTTACAGAACAATGGAAAATACTAGATGTCTTTATTAAAAATATCAAAGATTTAAGTGCAGATATTATAAAAAATACAAAACCAACTTGGAAATACTTTAAACTAGATGAGTCAACAGGAGGAGGACACACTATTTCAGAATTAAAACCTCAATTAGTAGATATGGTAGATAGAGCTAGATGATTAGCAGGTATTCCTTTTGTCATTACTTCTGGTTATAGAACTGTTGCAGAAAATGCAAAGATTGGAGGTGTATCTGACTCAGCTCATATAAGATGATTAGCTGCCGATATTAGATGTGTTGGTGGTGAGAATAGATTTAAAATGATAAACGCTTTTCTACAAGTGGGTTTTAATCGTATCTGAATAAACTTTGATAAAGATTTTATACACGTTGATTGTGATCCATCACTTCCTCAAAATGTCATTTGGTGATATTAATTGACAAACTAGGAATATGTGATATTTAGTTTTTTATTAACTTGTTATTAACACATCAATATATACTTGTAAAATAGTAGTGATATAATTATACTAGGCGGGATTGGTGTAATGGTAACACAGCAAGCTTCAACCTTGCCTTTATGAGTTCAAGTCTCGTATCCCGCACTATGAACAAAGAATCAATAATAAAAATGTTAGACGATAAAGTTTGTGAATCAGATCATCCTTTCTGGAGGGATGTTACTATCCAAGATGTAGAGATTGACGACTTATATGGTCAAGGTAGAGTGTTAATAACTAAAGGATGGGAAGAACCTATACCTTTTACACTAGGAGCTTTATTCTGGGATAGTGATGAAGTACCGTGAATCAGTTGGTTTCAAACAGAAGATGAGATGATGGATAAATTTGACAAATTATACGGAATAGAATAGTATATAGAAGTCGCGACATAATATACGACTCGGAGAAAGCCCTTCTGGGGCTTTTTCTGTTTGTTAAAAACCTCTAAATTTGGTATAATATTGGGGTATGAAAACAAAATACAAAAAATACATAGTGTCTTCAATCGTTACTTTTATTACCGGGTTTGCATTAGTGCTAGTTGCTAACATAGATTCCTTAAGTTTAGAATCATTAAAAGCTGGAGCTTTAACGGGTCTTCTATTCACTGCTATTAGAGCAGGAATTAAGGCAGTTGCAGAGTGGTTTTTAGCAAACTTCTCAAATCCTATAAAATAGAGACTACCGATTCCTAAAAACACAATTTTGGTTTTTGGGGTTAAATTATACCCTTGTTTTATAAGGGTCAATAGGGACATAATTATATGTTTATGTCAAATGAAGCGTTATACGCCCCGTGGTGAAAGTGGTACGAGTTACCCTACTTGTAGCCATTTTTATCTCAAATAGGGCAACACAGTGATGCAAAATTTACTCACGATCTCGTCGGTTCGTCAGAGCTTAGAAAGCGAAGTAAATGAAAATTTCAGATACTCTAATTTAAACAATGAATTATCTTTTACCAATAATTTTTAGTGTGGCATTTTTTACCACACCACAACCAAGTACATTAACAATAGAATTATCACAACCTTGTAATAATATTGAGATTCCTCAGATGATAGAATGTTTTGCAAACTTATATGGTGCTTCAAAAGAAGAACTAACCATAATAGCCAAAAAAGAAAGTAATCTAAAACCTAACCCAAAGGGACACAATGATGGTGGTAATGCTTATGGCGTGTATCAATACCACAAGCCAACATTTATTAGATTTAGTAAAATGATGGGAGAAGAATTGGATTATTATTCTTACTATGATCAAATAAAATTAACAGCTTGGATATTTGCCAATAAACCTGAACTTAAATCTCACTGGACAACTTCCAAATATCTTGTTAGTCTTTAATGTCGGCGTGTGGTCGTTCTGATAAACATATACAATGGAATTCATTGAAAGAATGTGTGTTTTCTAGAAAGAACATAAAAGAAGAGCCTCTTGATTGAGGTTCTTCTTGTTTTGTGCTATAATTAAATCAGTTAGATCATTTAAAACTTAAAACAATGGAGAATATAAAAGTTTTTTTCAGAATAATGAAGTGCGAAAAGTGTAATAAATACACCAGCCACGAAATAAACATCATACGAAAGATGTTTAACCCCGAAACTTTTACTGCAACCAAAAAATGCACTAATCGTTTAGAACACCCTGATGCCACAATTATTGGCTTTGTTTATGTCCACGATGATCATTTACCTTAAACCCTTAAAGCTATGTTAGTTATTTATCAATCAGAACCTTGGCGTGCCGCCATTAGATCTGAGAACTTCAAGATTCTCAAAGCAGAAACTCCTAGTTTCAAAGTATTTATTGAAAAACAAGGCAAAGCACGAGTAGTTGCCTTAGCTGAATTAGAAATACCAATCTATCCTAAAAAAGTTGATGAAAAAATCAAAACAGGATATGAAGTAATTTCTTTTACAGAACATTCAATAACAATTGGACAAGGAATGACCAGGATTGTTTGGGATAGAGATAAAGAAATCTTTTCTAAACCTTACGATGTTTATGAATAAGACCCTACGGGGTCTTTTTTTTATCCACATAGTTATCCACTTTTCACTATAAACAGATTGACTTATTTATGAGACAATGATAATATGTTCAGCCAAAATGAAACAGAATATGAGTTTAATAAGCAACAATTATTAAGATTTGTCAATGAATTCATATTGACAAATAATCTTTTTAAACTTGCAGAATCTATTCGTATCATTTATAAAATAGCTGAAAATGAAGGTATAAAACGCTCAGACATCAATAAGATGTGATGAGTTGGGCGTTTTGTCGGAAACGCCTTTTAATGGTATAATGCGATTAGATTTGCACTTATACAATTTAATATTATGAAACAAAATGAAAGAATCCAAGAGATAATCTTAGAGAATTACACTAAGATGTCTGACCTAGAACTCGCTGATAAGATCAATGAGGAATTAGGCACTAACTTTTCTGGTCACGCGATTAAACATCGTAGACAGAAAATGAAACTTGCTAAAGTAGCAGGTGTAAAAGATTCTGGTAAATTTGAAGAAAGTAAAAAAGTTCTTGTTTTAAATACTGAAGAAAACTTTGTTAAGTTTCTTATCAAAGGAAGAACAGAAAGAGAACTTGCTACTAAATTCGAAAATTACAAGGAACTTCTAACTTGTAAACACAAAGGTCTAAATCTTTTTTCTCAAAGAAATCAATTTGGGGAAATGGCACATATTTTACTTCCTGAAATTACAAAGGAAATAAAAATAAAACCAAGAGATTGGACTTATGTTGTTGGTAAATCTGACGAAGGAATAGAGCAGCCTTACATAGCTGTAAACATTCCTAAGTTTAAAGATAGAATTAATATCGCTCCGTTATTTGATGTCCACTTTGGAAATCAAGCACACAGACACGAGAAATTCTTATCTTATATCAGATGGATTGCAGAGACAGAAAATGTTTACACTTTTATTGGAGGAGATTTACTTGAAAATGCGTTAGATGATGGTCGTGGAATGTCTTACGATCAGAACATCAACCCGGATAATCAATTAAACCAAATCTGCCAAATTCTTGCACCTATTGCTCATAAAATTCTGTTTGCAACAACAGGAAATCACGAACATAGGACTTATGCTAAAACAGGAATTGATATTATGCAGATTATCGCTGATAGATTAAACATTCCCTATTTCTCCGGTCCAGTATTTCTAACAATTCTTTCAATGGGTTACAAGTGGAACTTTTATGCTTTTCACGGATTTGGTAACTCTCAAACCAAAGGAGGTAAAATGAATGTTGCTTCTCGTCCGAGAAACTTCACAAACAATATTCACTTCTTTGTATCAGGACACACTCACGATTTAATTGTTGAGCCAGAAACGACTATTACTGAAGATCTTATGAACTTCAGATTAGTATATATGACTCAATGGACTGTCGTTTGCCCTGCATTTATGAATTGGGAGAATACCTACGCTTATAGAGCTGGTTATAAACCACCAACCAAAGGAGGAGTTTCAATACAACTCTTTGATAATGGTTCTTATAGAGCTTCTATGACCCACTAAAAATTAAAAACCACCCCAATACGGAGTGGTTTTTTTAGCTAAATCTAGATGTGATTTTTTACGATTCACTTACGCTTAAGGTGTCGTAGTTACACCAATAATAATAGTATAACATTTATTAAAAAATATGTCAATAAAAATAACCAGATTTCAAAAAGAAAATGCTTGGAAGTTAGTATCTAAAGCAATAAAATCTAAAAAAATTAAAAAAAGTAAAAAATGTTCCGAATGTAATACTTGCACTAAAAGAATAGAAGGTCATCATAAGGATTATTTAAAACCATTGGAAGTTATATGGTTATGCAGAAAATGTCACGCCAATAAACATAGTAGAGTTAATATTGAATATAATTATTTAAAAATAATAAAAAATAGTAATCCATATAAAACAAATAAATGTAAAAATAAAATATCAACAGTAAGATTTGCTTCACATTGATAATAATGCAAGTTTATTTTATAAAAAAAAAGTTATCCACACCCCACACTATACACAAAAAACATTTAAAGATTTATAATGAATCAAGGTCGAGTCGTATATTAATAATAAAAAAATAAAAAATTGAAACCAGACTTTTTAATCATACCAGGTCAAATAGCATTCAGTCCAAAACTTCAACCTTTAGATAAAAATATTTACGGGGTTATTTACTGGTTAGAAAAATTAAAGGAAGGTAAATGTATCGCAAGTAATTCTTTTATTGCAAATATTTGTAACTGTACAGAAGTTTCAGTACAAAGATCTTTATTTAATCTTGAAAGAGAAAAATTTATTAAGAGAATTTATCAAGATAAAGAGAGAAAAATAAGAAAAGAAATACAATGTTTAGTTAAATATGTAAAGGGGATACCTCCAGATAGAGGTACCTCCAAATGGTGTGTAGGGGTACCTCCAGATAGAGGTACCTCCAAATGGTGTGTAGGGGTACCTCCAAATGGAGGTCATA